GAACTGAGGCGACGGGTGTCCCCGCCGAGCTGGCGGTGGTCCGCGTCACCTGCAAGGACGTGAGCACGCCGGTGACCGCCGTCAGGCCGTTGTTGAACTGGTACATCCGGCGCGCCCGCTGCACGCGTGATCCCGTGCCCGCCTGGAAGATGTCGAGCATGGACTTCACGTTGCCGAAGGCCACCGCGAGCGCGACCGCGCGCCAGGTATTCACCGTTGCCATTTAGGCCTCCTCCATCACGCGAAGATTCTCCGCTCGGGGTTGACTCGCTCCGTGGATGCGAACGGGATCGCTACCCCATCGCCGTCGTGATCGACGAGCCGCTGGCGGATCTCGCTGCGCCCCAGCCGCTCGATCGCCCGCCCGAGGTCATCCTTACGATCGCCGGGAGGGAGGCTCCTGTAGCGGTCGATCTGCTTTGGGAGCGCCCAGGCGGCAATGCGCCGGAGCTGCTCGCGACCGAGCGTCACCGGGACGTCGAGGAGCCATCCGTGCTCGGCATCCCAGTGCAGGCGGAACCCTCGTGCAGACATGTGCACTGGCTCACCACCACGGCGAGACATAGGCGGCCATGGCTTCCCGGGTCCGCCACGCGATCTCGCGCTCCGCTTCCTCGGCCGAGGCGAATCGCGCGCGAAGCAGGTCGCCGGGCACCGCCTGCCCATCCTTGGTCGCGCCGACCGCGAAGGCCACCTCGACGCCCTCGCCGAGGAGGAGCAGGGCCTGGGAGTAGTGGCTGAGGGTGTCCGTGTTGAGGTAATGGCCCTTGCCGAGGAAGTGCTCGCGGTAGAGCCGCTTGACCTCTTCCAGCCGCTCCCGGATCGCCGGCGTCACCAGGCCACCGTTCTGGGAGAGCTCCCATTGCGCGAGCAGGACGTTGTCTCGGCAGATGAAGTGCTTCTGGATGATCCGGTCCGGATAGGTCGCGATGTCCTTCTGGAGGAGCGGCCAGTTCCGCCCGAAGCGCTGGCGCCGGCCGCTCTCGATCAGGTACCCGACGTGTGCAATGTGGACGTCGGAGAGGATGATGACGGTGCCGGGCCCCTCGTTGAGGGCATGCTCGGGGTGCTCGTGGACCATCCCGTACCACCGCATCGTCTTGCCGTCGCCGCGGGGCCCGCGCCGGAAGCAGCGGACGGGCAGATCCGGCTTCCAGGCGGTATCGACGGCGAAGTGGTGCTGGCGGATCGAGTAGCCGGCGAAGAGGTTGCGCCGGAAGTACTTGTGGAGCTTCCGGGGGTCGAGGAGCTTCTCGTCGGTGTCGATCCAGAGCACCCAGTCCATCCGGCAGACGGCGAGGGCCTCGTTGCGCGGCGTCTCGAAGCCCCTCTCGATGGGATTGGAGGCCGGGAGAACCCGCACGGCGTACTGGCCGGCGATCCGGCGCCCCTCGTCGCTCATGCCGGCGTCGCCGATCACGATCTCATCGGCCACGGTCTTGAGCGAGCGGAGGCACCAGTGCAGCGTCTCTTCTGAGTTGGGGCCGGCGATCAGAAGCGCCGAGGCCGTCTCCCGAGGGCGCTGGAGGGCGAGCTTCCGCTCCAAGTCGATGCGCCCCGTGGGCGTGCCGTCGACGCGGTACTCAACGATGTGCCAGCCGAGCGGCTCGGCGAGATCCTCGCAGACGCCGGCGCCCATCGCCTGCACGCTCCGCTCCTTCTTCTTGCCGAAGAGGTCGCGGAGGTCGTGGAGGTCGAACTCCCAGAGATGGCAGCGGTGCGGATAGGTCTCGTAAGACATCCATTCCCAGGGGCCGTAGGGCACCGTGATGAGCACATAGCCGTCCGGCTTGACCCACCGCTCGAGCCGGTCGAGGAGGGTCGTGGGGTCCGGGACGTGCTCGAGGATCTCGAAGAGAAGCAGGCAGTCGAACGGCGGCTCCCCGGACAGGTCGACCTGGTCATCGCCCACCACGAAGCGGAGCGCATCGGGGATCGTCGCCCGGTCTCGCCGGTTTCGTTCGCACCAGTCGATCGAGTGGCGGTCGATGTCGACACCGACCCAGTCCCGACCCACGCGGTTGGCCATGTTGACGCTATAGCCGCCGTGCGCGCAGCCGAAGTCGAGGACGCGCTGCACGTCGGGGTGGGCGCGGAACCACTGCTCCAGCATCTGGAACCGCGGCTCGTTCGGGACCTGGGCGAAGACGTCGGTATGGGTCTGGCCGATCTTCTCGTACTGGCCGCGGAGCCCATCTCGGCTCTCGCTGAAGCCCCATTCGCGGTCGATCCGTTCGCGGATCTCGCCGGCAACCTCGTCGGTCAGTGGATCGAGAAGCGTGCGCGCGGCCATGATGTCCGAGCGCCGGATGAAGTGATGGGCGAGTCGGTGCGGGCTGTCGTTCTGCTCGCGAATCAGCCGCTCGAACGTCTCGGCCCATTCTGATGCGACGCCGCGCCAGTCGAGCATGACCGCCCGGGCCCGGCCGGCCTCGGAGGCTTCCCGCCAGGCATCTCCATCGCGGACGTAATGGAGGACGGCGGCCGTGAAGTCGTCCTGATACTCGGGTGACGAGGGATCGCCATCGACGAGGACGCCGGCGCCAGGTGCGATCGTTTCGGGAAGGGCGCCACGGGCGCTCGTGACGATCGGGAGTCCGGCCGCCTGACATTCCATCGCCGTGATGCAGGAGATCTCCGCGAAGGTCGGGTTCGTCGGCGACGGCGTCGGGTAGACGTAGACGCCGGCGGTGGCCAGGTGCTCGTAATATTGCCGCTTCGGCAGCGCCCCGAGGAACACGACGCGATCGCCGAGGCGGCTGATCAGCCGGTCGACTTGCTCGTAGAAAGGCCGCAGATGGTCCACGCGATTGTCATAGGAGGCGAGGTAGAGCCGGAGCCCGGGCTCCTCTTGCAGCAGCTGCGGGAGGATCTGACCGAGCAGCACGTCCGCGCCCCGCTCCGGCCGGGCGCCGTAGATGAGCTTCTGCCGGTCGCGCGGCACGCCTTCGACGGCCAGGCCGAGGCTATCGAGCCCGTCGAAACGAACCAACTCGATCCCGTTCCGGGTCTGCCAGAAAATCTCGTCGGGGATCCCGTAGACCTCGCGGTACTGCTCGGCCATGTAGCGCGAGAGCACGGCCACGCGGTCGACGTTCCAGAGCACCGCCTTGAACGTCGCGGCCTGCCGCATCAGCGCCAGGTCATGGCACCAGAGGATGTTCAGCCGGCTGGCCATCCGAGTGGCGAAGGCCTCGGGCATCCGCTGGACGATGGTGACGTCGTGGGGCGCCGAGGTGGCGTAATCGGCGAACTCGCCGGCGGGGCGATAGAGCACGCCGTCATAGAGCCCGGGGCGCTCGCAATTGGCGAAGACGACGACGTGATGGCCGAGGCGGGCGAGCTCGCGACTCAGGCAGAGGCCGGCGGTTTCGCTGCCGCCGAGGCTCCTCGATTCCAACGAATCGCCCTGGAACGGGAGGCCTGGAACCAGGAGGGCGATATCGAGATCCACGGCCTATGCGCCCTTGCTGAAGACCGCCAAGCTCCGCACGGCTGCCTGGTTGACGCTCGTTTCGAGCATAATGAACGGGAACGGCAACTCCTGGCCGAATGAGACGCCGAGGGAGCCTGGGCCCACCTCCGCGTACCAGCGAGACGAGACGGCCGACATTCCCGCCGATGTGAGAATCGGCACGAAGTTGGCGGAGGTCTGATCGAATGAGCCGCGCAAATAAAGTTGGCCGCTTGTAATGACCGGGACCCAGATCCCCAGCGTTTTCGCATTACTCACGTCGACGATGCCCGATAGAGTGCCGCTTAGCGGAATGGTCGGAGACGCGATCATGTCAGAAACCCTTCGAGTAGACGGCCACACTCCGCACAGCGGCCTGGGCGACGGCCGTTTCGATCATAATGAACGGAAAGGGAAACTCGACGCCTACATCGAGCGAGACGGCCATGGAGCCGGGACCGGCGTCGACGTACCACCGCGAAGAAATCGGGGTCGCGTTCTGATTGAAGATGGGCCAGAAATCGGCCGAGTTTTGATCGAAAGAACCTCGAAGAAGCACCTGGCTGCTGCTGATGACGGGTATCCAGATCCCGACTGCTCGCGCCCCAGTCACGTCCACGATGCTGGAGAGCGTCCCGCTGAGCGGGATCGTCGGAAAGACGGGGAACGGGACCATGGGCTACTGGCGCCGGCGCTGGCCCCTGGCTGCGATCGTCTCGGCGCCGACCCGCTGCGCCTCCTCGGCTGTCACCGAAAAGTTCTCCAGGGGGCCGTGCACGCGCTGGAACGACTCCCACTGCGGGTCCGACCAGTTGTCGGGGCTGGCATCGCCGACCTTGTATCCGCCGGTGTCCTTGGTGAAGACCCGGACCATTACCGCGGCGCCACCATCAGATAGCCGAGGTTCTTGGCGATGACCTTCTCCGCCTGGTAGTAGGAGGCCTCGACCACCTCGATCTTTTTCCCGGGGTCCGGGTCGTTGTAGCGGAACATCGCGAGCGGCGCGGGGATCAGATCCGGCTTCCAGCGAAACGCCAGACCGAGGGTCTGGGTCATCAGCGACACGCCGGGCTGGACGTAGCAGAGGAGCGCGTTGTTGCCCCAGATATTGGTCATGGAGGCGGCCTGGCCTTCCTTGGCGTTGTTTATCACGCCGCGACCATGCAGAATCTTCTGGACGCCCATGGCCGCCGCGATCTGCTCGTCGTTCAGGAGACCGCCCGAGGTGTACTTGTAGAGCTCGATCAGCTTGGAGTGGCGCCGGAGGACCTGGAACGTATCCTCGTCGACGACGAGCGTGTTCGGCATCAGGCCGGTCGTCTGCCGGATGAAGGCGATGGCGGTCGTGACATCGACAAGCGGATTGGAGTTGGTGAGATCGCTCCACTTGCTGGACACGGTGACGCCTGATCCCACGTTCGTGGACGAGGTCACGAGGTTGGCCAGGCGGACCTCGAAGTCCTGGATGAGCGACTGCAGGACGATGTTGGCGGTGTTCTCCCGGATCTGCAGCGCCATGTCGGTGTTCGTCAGATCCTCTTGCGCGATCTCGCCGGCGAGGGCGAAGTTCTGGGCGAAGTAGGCGTCGCACGACACCTTGAACTCGATCCGGTTCGGCCGAGTCTTGGGCGCGCGGCTCGTATCCGGCACGCGCAGCCAGGAGTCGGGATCGATGATGTAGTACTTATTCGACTGCTTGTCCACGGGCACCGCCGGGAAGAGCTGGGTGCCGATGTAGCCATCGATGCCCGAGGCGAAGGCGGCGACGGCGATGTTCGTCAATGGCACGTCCAGATGCGCGTCGCGCCCGGAGGCCGCGCCGACGGCACCGCCGCAGATCGGCCGCATCCCGGAGAAACGGAATGCATCGAAGAGCGTGAGCCCGAGGCTGTGGGCCTCCTTCATGCGCTGCAGACGGTCCGCGAGCGCCTTGGTGGCCACGTCCACGTGGCTCAGGAGCGATACGACGACCGCGCGCAGGGTCGCGATCGAGAACCGGCCGGCCATTCGCCTCATCGTTGTCTCCTTCACGGGGCGCCCGCCCAACGCGTGGGCGCGTACATGATGGCGGTGATGATCTGGTCGGCGGCGCCCGCCGCTTCCAGGGCCCGCCCGAACGCCACGGCGCCGGACACGACGGTGATCGCATGCCCGCTGCTGTCGGTCGAGAGAATGGCGCCGACGGTGATCGCGGCGCCGGCGACGACCTTCGTCTTGCCGAGGTAGCCGACCGTCGCGTTCTCGCCCGACTTCGGCTTGTTCTGGAGCACGCCGACCAGCGCGCTGTCGGTCGCGAGGCTGGCGACGTTACAGGCCCGGGCGGCCGAGAGGCGGACCAGGGTGTACTGGCTGGCGCTCAGATCCGCAGCGGCGATCAGGGTCAGCGTATCGAGGACGGCGAATTCGCCCATCAGTCAGTCCCTCCCCTACGAGCGGACATAGGCTTCCTTGAGCTCCGGGTCCTCGTCGAGCACGACGCGCATGGCCGCCTGGTAATCCTTGATAGGATCGAGCTTCTTCTCGGCCAGGTACTTCCGGACGCGGTACTCGACCTTGGGGCCCGGCTCGTCAGGCTCCTGGGCATCCGCCGGCTTCTGCTGGATCGAGTAGGTCTTGAACAGCGTCTCGGCCTGGCGATTCATCTCCGTGAGCCAGGCGTCCACGGCCTGCTCGGCGGAGATCGGCCGCTTTGGATCGGTCAGCACGTAGGTGCCGCCGTTGGCCGACAGCGCGAGCTGGTAGAACACGCGCGCGAAGGGGCGGAAGGCCGGGATCTTGAGCGAGCGCAGCTTGTAGCTGATGCGCTCCTGATGGGCCGCCTCTGCCAGCTCGGCCTTCTCGGCCTGCGCACGCTGGAGATCCTGCTGGAGAGGTTCCAGCCGATCCGCGCGGGCGGCCTTCTGGCGCAGCTCCGCGATCTCGGCCATCGACACGACGATCTGGCCATCCGGGACCGACACCTGTGGAGCCGACGGGGCATTCTCCGTACTGGGCTTGTCCTCGGGCATTGCTGTCCTCCCTGCCTCCGTCCGGGGTCCGCCCCCGGTAGCGAGCTGGCGATTCAGGCGCTCGAGCGTGGCCTCGAAGGTCGCGACGCGGTCGACCATGCCGAGCGTCTGGGCGGCGGCCGCCGAGATCATCCGGCCTTCCCCGAATCCGCCCTTGACATCGCTCACGGTCACCCCACGGCCGCGGGCCACGGCCCCGAGGAAGGCGGCATAGTAGTCGTCGACGCGCTGCTGCATGGCGGCGCGCGCCGTCTCATCGAGGGCGACGAAGGCCTGGCCTTCGGACTTGTAGCGGCCGGCGCTGATGTACGTGACCTTGGCGCCGGCCTTCTCGGCCATCTTCGAGAGGTCCTCGTGGATGGCCAGGACCCCGATCGCGCCGACCTGGCCGGAGGGCGTGACCACGAGCTCATCCGCCTGGCTGGCGAGCCAGTAAGCGGCGCTCGCGGCCGTCGCGTTGACCATGGCCACGATCGGCTTCGAGCCCCGGGCGCCGTAGATCACGTCCGCGAGCTCCTGGATGCCGAAGACGCTGCCGCCCGGGCTGTCGACGTCGAGCACGATCGCGCCGACCTGGGGATCGTTGACGGCCCGCTGGAACGCCGCCGCGAACTGCTCGGTGGAGGTCCCGCCGCTGATGTCCGTCATGAGGTTCATCCGGTGCGAGATGACGCCGAAGAGCGGGAGAACCTGCACGCCGCCGAGGGCGCGGAGGGCGGGAGGCGAGGCTGCCCCGATTCGCGCCCGAATTTCCTCGTCGGAGAGCCGGGCCCCGCCCGCGCGGAGCCGGAGAACCTCGACGATCGTGTCGAGCGTCGCCGGCAGGATGGCCCACGGGTGCTCGCGGACGTACTGGGCGATGTGGGGATACTGGCCGTGAGCCGTGGCGGATTCGCCGTCCCACTGCTTCTGACAGATGGCCCGGCGCTGGGAGTTGTCGGGGAAGTCCTCGTTCGTCGTCCCGTCGGCCATGCACCGGTCGATGAAGTCGCTCTCCTGCTCGTCCTGGTTGGGCGTCGGGAGCGGCATCAGGCCACGAACCGAATCGCCGGGGGCGCCGTCGGACTCGCCACCCTGATCCGATGGACGTGGTTCGCGAAGGATGGCGATGAGAGCCGGCCGCCGCAAAGGAGACACCGGCCGAAGGCGGTGCCGACTTCGAGCACGACCGGTCGCGGACTGGCCACGTTCACGCTGACCAGCGTAGGGCCTCCGATATGGCCAGAATCGAACAGGGAGGGGTTTGGAGGTGGTTCGGGGTGGATCAGGGATGGATCAGGGCGGGATCTTTTTGCTTGACAGGCCCAGCTATTTCTTCTCCCGGTACTTCCTGGCCCACGTCTCGATCTCCGACCAGAAGGCGTAGAAGGGGCCGTGGGGCGTGACCCGCCAGATCGGGAGACCGGTCTCCTTGCCGAGCCGACGAAGCGTTTTCGGGCTCAGCTGGAGTCGCCGCGCCAGTTCATCGAGAGTGACCAGGTCCGACGATATGCCCAGGGTAGTCGCCATTCACGGTACCTGCATGTGGCACGGAGAACACAAGGAGAACGGCGCGAGCCCAGTCCCCGGCCGTGTCAGGGACTCGAACGGGTCATCGACGTGGCCGATGACGCCCTTGGCGCTCGCGTCGAGGCAGGTCGTGATCCGCCCGTCAACGAGCGCCATGCCCCAGCCCGAGCGGAGGAACTCGCACACCATCGGCGGCGCCGACACGAACCAGTCTACCTGACCGGCCCAGTCGAAGGCCCGCGTCATCGGCGCCGGGTTCAGACCGCCGAGCAGCCCATGGCGCTTGGCGGCTTCGATGGCAGGCCCGGCCTTTTCGGGCCGGTGTAGGCTCACGTGGATCTGGGGGCGGTAGGGCGCGAGCGCCGCGCAGAGCGGGCGTGGATAGGTCAGCACTCGGGCATCCATGCGATGGAGGCGAAGGGCCGCGGCTCCCAATATGAAGTCGAGGACTGCGCCGATCACACCGCCGCTTCCTGCGACGGGTCGGGCTGGGCGGGCGCCACCGGCGTCTGCTTGTCCGGGAATTTCAGCATCGCCCGCGCGTGCGCCTCGTCCTCGGGCTGATTCGTGACGACGCCGGCGCCGACGAGATTGATCCAGCTGTCGAGCATCTGCAGCCGGAGGTCGTCGGTGAGCGGCAGGAATCGCCACTGTGGATAATCGACGATGCCCGGATAGTTGAGGTCGACGAGCGGCCGGACGACCTGGTTCATGATCAGCACCTGCTCCACGTCACGCCGAATCGCCTCGATGACGAGGAGGAACACGTCGAAGTTCACTTTGGCGCGAGCAAAGGAGCCCTGGGCCGAGTCGGGGCTCATGCCGAGGAGGCCGGGCATCAAGATCGCCCGGGCGATCGCCTTGTCGAACAGCTCGATCGACGGGACGAAGACCCGCGTGGCCTGGCCGGCGAGCTCCGGGGCCCAGAATTCCAGATCGTCCTTCGCCGGCCGCGGGATGATACCGAACGTGGCCGCCTGGAGATTGGTGATGATCTGCTTGAGATCATCGATCTGCGATGGGGTATACCGAGTGGGGTTGTAGAGCCCGAACACCGGCGGGATCCCCAGCCGCTCGAGCAGCATCGCCAGCCATTTGAAGGTGTTGTCCTTCGCCCAGTAGGGCCGATACGCCGCTTCGAGATCCGAGGTGCCATACGGGTTCGAGAAGCTCGGCTGGTACGTGTAGAGCACGAACTTCTCCCTCGGGAGCTTCCCGGCTTTGACCATGGAGTTGGTCATCTGGATCACGCCGTCCGGCAGCAGATTGCCGAACTGGTCCTGCTCGAACCAGAAGTAATGCGGGGCGCGGGTTTTCAGGGACCGGAGACCCAGGTGCCCGGCCCATTCCCCGTCCTCGATCGGCGCCCAGATCTTCTCCGTGAGGCTGAAGCCGTAATCGAGGCCACTCAGAATTTCGTACAGGTCGTTGTCCAGCGTCCCGCCACCGACCTCGCCGGGATCGAGATTGTTCAGGACCCAGCGGACGAACATCGTCGGTTCCCACTCGTCCGGTTGCCCCTCCGGGCTCGTCACCGTCCATCCCGTGGTGAGGATTGCGTGCTTCTTGAAGGCGAGGGCCGCCTTGACCTGGTCATCGCGGCGCATCTCGTCGAACACGCGCAGGCCGCGGCGGCTCGCGAGGTGAGACGGGTTGTAGGGCATCGAGTAGCCGCCGGGGAAGAGTCGGCGGGGATCGGCGAAGGCCAGCTCGCCCTCGCGCGCGGGCGGCTCGGGCGGCTTGTGGAAGCCACCGGTGACGGCGTGGCGGAGGCGCGCGGTGAAGGTCATGGCGTCGTCTCCGGCGGGAGAATCATCGAGCCGAACTCCCACCCGTCCAAATAGAAGTTATCGAGCCCCCTGTCGTCGTCTGATCCGAGGAAGATCACGTATGATCCTGATGCATTGCCTCCGTCCTCCAGTGCTCGCACTCCGAATTCGACCACAGTCCAGCCGTGGGCGAGGCGCCGATTCTTTGCCCAGTAGAATCCGGGCTCGACGTATGGACCGACAATGACGGGCTCACTCACCATGGCACCTCCGCCGTCGCCCGAGGAGGACCGATCAACGCATCGTGCGGCGTCCAGTCGCCAACCGGGCGCTGAAGAATCTGGCGGGCGAGCATGACGACGAGTGCCGTAATCCCATCGATCCGCCCGGTGCTCTTCGCCTTTGATGGTTTGATATTGCCGCTGGCATCGATCTCCGCCACGGCGTTCGCGGCACACAACGCAAGCAATTGATTCCCGCCGTGGCGAAGTCGACGGCCCGCGACGAGCACCTCCAGCATCTTGCTCGGGGCCGAAAGCGCCGCGAAGGTCTGCCGGATTGGAACGCATGTGATCCCGGCGGCAGTGAGGCGCGTGGCCAATCCGGTCGCGTTCCATGGGTCATATCCGAGCTCGATGATCTCGACGCGTTCCACTTCGGGCAAGCCGACGATCGCCTCATAGATCACGTCGTAGTCGATGATGTTGCCCTCTGTCAGCGTGAGGATGCCCTCGCGTGCCCAGACATCGTAGGGGGCACGATCGCGCTTCACGCGCTCAGTCACGTTGTCGGCTGGCATCCAGAAGCGCGCCAGCACGTCGAGCGTACCATCGTCATCCGGAAACCCAGCCACGAGCGCGCTCAGGTCTGTGGTGGACGACAGGTCCAGACCGAGGAAGCCGCGCCGAGACGGCAGCGCGCGCAGCGGCCCGCCGCACGCGGCCCAGGCGTCAGAGGGGAGCCAACGTGTGATGCTCTCGGTCCAGATATTGAGCCGGAAGCGCTTGAAGGCGTTCTGCGCGGTCGGCTTCTCGCGAGCCTCCTGGCAGAGCTTTCGCATGTCGTCGAGCTTGGGGGTGATCGGGAGGTTGGGATTCGCCTTCGGCCAGACGGTCTCGTCGGTCCAGTCGTCGCATCTCTCGCAGCTCTCGTCCGGAGCGGTTTTCCCTTTCGCGCGGCAGGCCTCGCAGACGTCGAGCGTCGCGATATAGCCGAACTGCCCGTCATCCGAGAGCACGCCTTCGAGCACCTTCACCGTGTAGTCGCGTTCGTCCCAGCAGACGGAGTGCCGGTCATAGCCGGAGGTCGTGATGATGAACACGAGCGGCTGCCGACGCGCTCCCATCCCGAGCTCGAGCACGTCGAGCATCGCGCGCGATTTGTGCGCGTGCAATTCATCAACGAGCAGGCAGTGCGAATTCGGCCCGTCGAGGCTGTCGGCGTCGGCGCCCAGAGGTTCGAACTTCGAGGCGGTCTCGAGGCTGTGCAGATTCACCGTGCGCACCTGGATGCGTTTGCGCAGGCCGGGACTTCGGAGCACGATCCGGCGGGCCTCGTCGAAGACAATCTTGGCCTGGTCGCGCTTGGTGGCCGCCGCATATACTTCGGCGCCGGCCTCGCCGTCGAAGAACGCCATGAGCAAGCCGACGCCGGCCGCGATCGTGCTCTTGCCGAACTTCTTGGCCACCTCGGAGTAGGCCTTGCGGAACCGACGCAGCCCGTTCTCGGTCCTCACCCACCCGAAAATGGAGCCGATTATAAATGCCTCCGGCGGAGATAGCACGATCGGTTGCCCGGCCCATTCGCCCTTGCTGTGCCGGAAACAGCGGAAGATATCGATCGCATCGTTCGCGAGCTCGGCATCGAAGTGCAGCCCTCGCGCGGGCCCCTCCACCAGGTCGCGGAGGTGGCGTTCACATGCAAGCCGTACGAGACGACCGACAAGGATTCGCCCGGAGGTGGCGTCGAGCGCATAGGCCGTAACTTGGTCATTCAGCCCGTTCCGCTCGCCGCGCCTCGCGCCGACGGACAAACTCGTCGATGTCGACCGCTTGGCCCGGCTTCCCTTTGCCGGCTTGCTCACGCGCCGCGCCGGCGCCAAGATCCACCTCGAGCCCTTTGCGATCGGCTGGCGTCATGCCGAAGGCCGCCGCGAGCTGGCGCAGACCTTCGAGGGCGCCCTTCGCGATGCCCACCTCCGGCCGCGCCACGCGCCCGTTCGATCGCGTGACATCGGTCAGTGCATCGGCGCCCCGCTTGGCTCGGCGCAGGCGCTGGCTCGCGCGTCGATACAGAGCCGCTCGTTCGCACAGCGCCGCGAAGATCATCCGGTCCGCCGTCGTGAGCAGCCCGAGCCGAATCATGCCTGGCGCCTCGGCGTCCCAGATCGCGCGGGCCACTCGATCGCCGAGAAGCCACGCCGGACACATCGCCTCGCTCGCCGGCGGCTTGGGCTCGTTGCGATTCCGATGCCGGTGGCCAGCACCGCCATCGAGCTTGTCGAGCGCGGACGGCTTGGGTTTCTTGCCTCGACGGCCCATAGGTCGATTCTGCCACGATTACGGGGCCATGCGGAAATGCGCGGGCATTCACGCGGGGACTCCCCACGGTCTCGCTGGACCAAGTCTTATAGGATTTCCTATCATCGCTGCCCCCGTCCTTCCCGCTGTCGCTTGATCGCATGGCAGCTCTCGCAGAGCCCTTGGCCGTTCTCCAACGCCCATGTGCCACCCACCTTGACCCGGACGATGTGATCGGCCACCGTCGCCGGAACCGGAGTCGAGTGACGGCGGTACGGATCCACGCAGAACGGGTCTCGAGCGAGGATCTCCTCGCGCCAGCGCCGATGTGGTTCGTCATAGCCGCGCGCCGCCGCAGAGCCTCGCTCGCGCTCGTGCAGGCGCGCGTGGATCTGGCAGTACCGTCCATCCGTCAGCTCCGGGCAGCCCGGAGCTCGGCACGGCTTCTTCGGCGCTCTCGGCACTCAGCGCGTCCTCCTGCCGACTGTCGGCGCCGCCTTCTCCCTCGCCAGCTCCGCCGTCAACGCCTCCAACCGCGCCTGATCCTCCTCGGCCGTCAGGCCACGCCGCTGGGGTTCCTGCCCGTCCGTCCCTACCTCGCCTGCCGTCCGCTGGTGCCCTGGCTCTTCCGAGTCCAGTGCGAGAGCACTCCGGATCGAGGCACGGTCTGATCGGGCCTCCACCGGGTTATCCACCACGGCCGGCTCCCCTCCCCTCACACTCCCCTCCCCTCCGATCCCTTCCGATCCTCTCTGATCAGATCCGATCAGATCAAGATCAGATCGGTGACGAGCGTTCGTCGAGCGTTCCGTGATCGTTCGTCGCTTCTTCGACGATCGTTCGTGGATTGTAAGTGCCGGTGGAGGCGGCAGTTTCGAGGGTTGCGGCCGGTCGATCCGCTGGTGGTCGAGCCACGACGGAAAAAACGCGAAGCGAGTGCCGCGCACGCGATACAGCCGCACGAGGCCCTTCTTGGCGATCCGCAGCAGCGCGATCTCCACATCGGCGGGCCGTACCTGGTGAAATCCGAAGACCACTGCACGGAGCTGGTCGTCGTCAGCCACGAGGCGCCCCTCGTCATCTGCCTCCAACAGCATGCCTATCCACAGTCGATACTCGAAGTGAGAGAGCTGTCCGACCTTCCGGTGCTGGCGGTGCTCCGGCTTCAGGGAGCGGATGCGGGGCACGGGAATCAGTTCCTCCCCAGCGCGATCATCACCCTGAGCTCCAACCCCGCCACCAGCATGACCGGACAGACGAACGGCACGAGCACGTACGGCAGCACCGCCGGCCTCGCGGCGAGCAGCTCGGCGAGGGTCAGCACGGGCGTCTCCAAAGCGAGACACGGATTCTCAGTTCTGCCACTGTGTGTGTCTTTTCAGCCACAACGCCTGACGTGACTGGTAACGATTCCAGGCACTTAGACGCGACGAGCGAGGGCGAGCGCGCTGACGGCCGATGTAGCCGACAGGCTCGGCGGCGTACTCGACCGGCGTGTCGACACGGCCTCGCCCGCTCGCGGAAGTCGGTCATCGGAACAGCTCCTCACTCGCCCGGATCTCATCGCCGCGGACCTCGACCAGGCCGAGCCGCTTGAGCTTGGGCAAGTAGGTTCTGAACGTCCCGCCGGAGGCCGCATAGCCGGAGGCCTCGCCGAGCTCCTCGCGGCTGGTCGGCTTCGGGTACCGCTCGATCAGGACTTCGAGCATCCGCCGGGGCCCCTGGTCCAGGGACGCGAGCCACATCGCGCGCACGGCTTCCGCCGTCTGGGGCGCCGTCGCGACGCGCGCGCCGACGAGCTGGAGGCCCGCCGCAGTCAGCTGGACGCGATCTCCCGCCACGTCGATCATGCCCTGCCGTCGCAGCCGCGGAAGGTACGTGCGGAAGGTCCCACCGCTCGCCACGTACCCCGATAGCAAGCCGAGCTGGGCCTTCGACAGCGCCATCGGATACCTCAGGGCCAGTGCCTCCAGCATCTTGCACTCGCCGGCGCCGAGCACGATGTCGCCGCCGGCCCGCTTCGACTGACGACGTTCATGGCGAAGTGCGCCCGTCGCCTCGATGCGCGCATGGATCTCGGCATCGGACATCAGGGAGATGCGGGGCTCGACGGCCGCGCGGAGCTTCGCCTCCGGTGTTGGCGGAGCTATCTGCCGGGCCCGGAGCGCGCCAGTGATCACCGTCGCTGCCTCGTGGATTCGGTCGGCGACATTTTGCGCGCCGATCCTCGTGCCCTCGAGCCTGTCGACGAGGGACGCCAAGGTCCGGAGGGCCGCCTCGATGCGCTTCAACTGCGCGTCCCGGAGGACCGGGACCTCGACGCGCTTCTCCTTGGGCGCCGGCGGCGGCGGCGGGGCCTTCGCCCGGGCCAGCTCCGCCTCGAGGCCCGCGATCCGCCGGCGGAGCTCGCGGGGATCCTCGGCCTTGGCCTTCTCGATCGTCGCCGCCATCCGCTGCTCGATCGACTTCAGGTCGACGTCGGCCAGTGTCGCCGGCGCCTTCCCGCCCGCCGTCATCTTCGGCGTGGCCCCGGAGTCGAACGTCTCCCGGAGCCGGAAGCGCACCCGCACCGTCTTCCGGAGGAAATGGGGCGACCAGACCCAGGCTTCCCCGTCCTCGAGGCCAGCCAGCGAGGCGAGGATGTCCTCCCCCTGGTGGTGGTATTTCACCCACTCCCGGATGGCGGCGATGTCCTGCGGCCCCGTCGTCCGCATCGGGATCAGTGTCTGGACCTGGGTCAGGACGGATTTGTTGAGGGACGCGCTCCGCTGGGTGATGAGCGTGATCCCGAGGCCTCGGGCGCGGCCGCGGCGGACGATGTTCTCCCAGGCCCGGAGGAGCTGCGCCTCGTCGCGCATCGGCCGCTGGGGGATGTAGTCGTCGGCCTCCTCGAGGAACAGGTGCAGCGGCGCCTCGTTGCGCTGATAGAGGCGACGCGCGAACTCCAGCAGGAAGGCCTTCTTCGACCCCTCGGACTCGAACTGCGAGAGGTCGAGGACGCAGGAGAGCCGCTGGTCGACCACCAGGTCGGCGAGGAGCTGGCCACCGGTGCGCTCGAGGGGGACGTCGCCGCGCTTGCCGCCGAAGATCGGGAGTGGGAGCCCGGGCCCCTTGCCGTCGCCCGAGGATCGCAGGCCCCACCAACACCCCACTGGATCCACGACGACGAACGGCAGCTTCGCCCGGAACATTTCCTCAGCCATCACGGCGGCAGTATTCGACTTGCCCGCGCCCCTGGCGGCCAAGATGCCGAAGGTCTCGGTGATGGCCTCGGTGGGCAGAGCGAGCTGCGGCGAGACGTGGAGCTTCACGAAACGTCCAGCGCCTGCTCGGCCGCCAGCGCCTTGCGGATCAGCCCCCCGGACAGGACCAGGTCCATGAACCAGACCTGGTCGACCTTGTCGAGCCGGAAGGCCGTGGGATGGTCCTGGACGAAGCGGAGGAGATCGGCGTCGGTGACGAGCCAGGCATCGCGCTCGCGCTCCGTGCCGCGTCGGCGGAGCCGCGGGCCGTCCTCAGTCGTCGACGGCGGGCCCGGGAGGGGCGTCAGGAGCTTGCCCTCCCGCACCCACCGCTCGATGACGTGGTGATCGGTGCCGAAACACAGCTCCAGCTCGCGCAGCGTGTAGCCGTCGCGGAACCGGCGGCTGATCTTCATGCGCTTCAGCTTCAGCACCACCGACGTCTCCGAGCGGCCGAGCTGCTTGGCGATCCAGTGCGTCAGCCGGTGGCCGGCGTGGTCCCAGAGGAAGGCGGTTTCGGCCTCGGTCCAGTCCTGGCGGTCCTGCGCGTGGGTGAGGCCGAGCGTGGCCGCACGCTTCTTGAGCACCCACGCCGGCCACCCGATTCCCTCGGCGAGCGCCGCGATGGCGCCGCGGGTCCGCGCGTCGTAGCGGTCGCGGAGGAGCTGGTCGCGCTCCGGCGTCCAGACGTACTTCTTCGCGCGGCGCCCGCGGTGCTTCCAGCGGCAGCAGGGGCCGGTCCTGGCGTACGGGCCGCCGAGGAACGGCCGGTGGCAGTCGCCGCAGCTGCGCTGGGTCTT